TATCGACGTTGCTAACATTGACGACTTGTACGAATACTGCGACGCACTTGGGTTGCCGACCCGTGACGTTGCCATCATGACCTACGTTGACGAATACAACGACCTTTAAACCACAACGATATGAATTACAACAAACTTGAGGACGTAGTGATTAGCTACTTGGACGATGCAGACCGAATGGGCATTAACACCAGCGGAGCATTTGATGAGGCGGTCGAAATGGTTTTGGATGCAATCGACGACACCTACGACGAGCGGGAGTTTCAAGAGGTGTTGCGAGAAATTCGCATTGACATCTTCGGGGGCGCACGAGGTGAGGCAAAGTCATTGCTTGACAATATGCTTTACGAGTTGCTTGACGTAGTGTCCTTCGGCTAAACCACAACGATATGTATGGATATGGCAGTAGAGAGTACGGGGCATTAAACCCCGTTCAAAAACGTTTCTTTGACGCGTACCAAGAACACCCATCAATTCTTGGATATGACGACTTGGTTGTTGACAGCGATGTAGATGTGGAGGTGCGCACAAGTGTTGTTCGTGGCAATGAGGAGGACGTTCTTTTTTATGCGCAAGACCTTGCCGATGATTTGGGAGCGGATATAATTCACGCGTCAACGGGAGATGGATATGTCGACTTCATATTCACCTTATTGTAAACCACAACGATATGAAAAACCAATACCAAGACTTGGTGGATGAGCTGGAATACTACGGCTTGTTTTTCGAAGAATTAGAATACAATGGGGGCTACCCTTGCTTGTACTTCTCTACAACTTATGGCGGTGCCGACGACGAGACCTTGGACGACGTGTACGACATCGCAAGCGATTGGCATGCGGTTCAAGTGTCCGAGTACAACGGCATGGTAAAAGTTCAAATCCTTGACTGATGCAAGGTTGGGAACGACACTTCAAGACATCTGACTTCATTGAAGCAATGGAGGAACTTATTGAAGACAATAAGTACGATGCACAATTGGACATGGAAATTGTCGAAGTCTTCGAGGGTGACGGAAAAAACCCGCCTCACGTTGTGATTGAAATGAATGAGCCAAAAGACCGCATCCAATACAACTACGACCTATGGAGTGAGTCGTGGTGGGGATGGTTCGTGGATCTGGACGGCAACGAATTTTACTTTGAACCTTACGGATAATGCAAGCAAAAGACATTGTGATTTGGCACCGATTGTATCTTCTCAATGGAGAACAAACGGACATTAGTATTCAACCTTGGTCATTCAGCGACTACGACGATTACCGCGACGAGTGGAACACGCGGATTGAAGAATTGGGTGCAGACGAATGGGAAGCGGTAGACTACCCTGGTTGGTTGCCCGTTCAAGACGACGGAGTTACCGAAGCCGTATTTGACGGGGTAATGCAAGCGGAAGAAGCTGCCGACTTGTGGGGTTGGGATGTAGGCGATGTGTTGTCCATGCTTGACGACGAAGGCTACGGAGACATTGACGACGACATCACTAACGTCCTTGACCGACATGTAATGGGTCAATGGACTTTGGAAGAATGGGCATGGCACTTGGTTGAAGAAGAAATTGTCGGTCAAGAAACGATTGAACAATACTTCAGCTACGAGGACTTTGGACATGACGTTCGTGTTAGTGGCGACATTGACCTCATCCTTGAAGACGAATATGACGTTGACTCGCCAGAGTACGAAGAAGCGTACAACGAAATTGTGGACCAAGGCGATGCCTATGTGGGTGAGTGGGCATTGTTTGGCGAAGACCCTGCGACAGTCCTTGGAGACAAACTTGTAAACTACATGGACATGAAGGCGTTTCAACGCGACTTGTCCTACGAATACACCCAACACGGACCAAGCAACAACCCCGTGTTGTGGTTCGCAAACGCATAAACCTTTTTAATTAACCCCTATGTTCAAAAGAAAATTTGAAGAAGAAGCGGCACCCGCAGAGGCGGCACCCGCTACCGACCCCGCAACCGCGTTGGTCGAGGCACTTACCGCCATGGGCTTGAGTGCTGAACAAGCCGAAGCCGTACACCAAATGGCTATGGATTTGATTGCTGCCGAACCCGCAGAGGCTCCCGCAGAGGAACCTACCGCAGTAGAGGCTTCACGTCAGCGCGGTCGTGCCCGCATGAGCCGTGGTCGCAAGTCCCGCATGTCGGGTGGACGCTCACGCTCTCGCATGTCACGTCGTGGACGCTCACGCTTTAGCGCGGAAGGTCGCCCTTCACGTCGCCCATCGCGTAGCCGTCGCACCGAGATGAGCCGTGAGGAACGCACCATTGCTCGTCAGCGTCGCCAGATCGCGCAAATGAAGCGCGAGATGAATGCGTTGGGTAAGGCACCCGCAGCACAAAAGTTGAGTGCCAACCCTTACAAAGCAAACCCTATCGCTCTGGGTTCCCTTAAAGCCGAAGGCTCAAGTGTGAAAGAGCGTGTTTCCAACATGATGAAAACCCTTTTGAAATGAGCCGTTACCGCTCCTTGAACCGCACACGTCGTCGGGCGTTTGCGAATCCTAACTTTGCCAACCCCTCAAGCCCAAGCTATGCAGGGGATTTGGCGTTGCCATTCATTGCACCCGCAGTAAAGTCGGGTGAGACTTTGGCTAACAACTATGTCCGCACCATTGACGGCATCACAAACAAAGCCGTCATTCAATCTACGTCCGTTGCTAATGACGTTATCCAAGCCGCAGGGTGTGACTTTGCAGACGGCAATAGCGTCACCTTGAGCGAGAGCGTGTTGACGCTTACTGACTTGAAGGTCAACGAAGAATTGTGCCGTGGCACGTTGCTCCCTTCTTGGGTGTCACAACGTGGTGCCCGTGCTACTACCGATTGGGGTAGCAATGAGATTCGGAACTTCGTAATTGAGCAAGTAGCCGCGAAGACGGCTGAAGGCGTTGAAGATTTGATCTGGCGCGGAGGCTCCGTTGGCGGTGCAGGTTTCTTGTCAAACGACGGGACGTTTGATGCCGCAGGTCTTGCCGCGTCTTCTTTGGCAAGCGCGACGACTCAAGCCATTACTTCAATGACGGCTGGAAACGTCATTGCCCAACTTGGTTTGGTTTACCAAAAAGCCGCATCTAATAAGTCAGCTATCTTGAACAAGCCCGACCTGAAGTTCTTCGTGTCCAACAAGACTGCCGCGTTGTACCGCCAAGCGTTGGCTACTGCGGGTGGTTCTGCCTTGACTACGGGCGACTCCGTAGGTACGGGTTACAACGCCCAAGTGACTAACCAAGCGTTCGGACAATTGAACTTCTTGGGTTTCGCAATTGCCGAATGTCCAGGTATGTTTGATGACGCTATTGTTTTGGCTCAATCTGAAAACTTGGTCGTGGGTTCAAACCTCATGACTGACTTCTCAAGCGTTCAATACATTCCCGTGTACCAATACGATGGCTCCGACAACGTGCGGGTGGTCATGCAGTTTGGATTGGGAACTGTCGCGGGAACCCCTGCGGACGCGATTGTAGGTAAAACATTTTAACCCTTAAAACCATTGCATCATGCCGTGTGATATTTCAGCAGGACGCGCCACGAGTTGCAAAGATGCAACGGGTGGCATTAAGGGTATCTACATCCACAACTACGACGAGTGGTACAACAACACGACAACGGCTATCTCCGCAGACAACGAGATTAGTGACATCTCTGCGTACAATGACGGAGTGACGGCTGCCGCGTTTGAAGTGTACTACTTTGCCCTACGTCGTGAGATGGCAAACCTTTCGATTAGTGTAAATTCAGACCCTTCAACGGGCACCACCTTCTTTGAACAAGTCTTGACTGTCGACTTTATTAAGTTGACTTTGGAGGACGCAAACACCTTGCGCGTGTTGGCTTACGGACGACCTCAAATCATTGTTGAGGACAACCAAGGCAACTTGCTTATGCTCGGTGCAAAGAATGGTATGGACGTGACGGGCGGTAGCATCGACACGGGACAAGCCTTTGGCGACAAGAACGGAATGCAAATCACTTTCACGGGTCGTGAGACTGTCGCATTCATGGAACTTGTTGGTCCAACAACAACATGCACGACGGGTTGTAATTCGGCTCCATTTGCCGCCTACTCAACCTCGGAAATTGCGGTTGACCCAGCGCCTTAAGTTTGTTGAACAAGTGAACACGAAAGGGGGTAGGCTTCGGCTTACCCCTTTTTGGTTTGGTTTATATTGTAGAGTGACATGGTGCAATTAATCCACAACGCCCTACGCCAAACAGTCCGCATCTACATTGCAGACTTTGACAAGGCTTACGACCTTACCTGCATTCTTACCAACCTTGAAACCAAGGAACAAACGACACAACAAGCCAGCTCGTTGAGCGTCAATAGTCGTGCGGTCAAGTTTGACATTAGCACAATTGACCACCCCGTGGGTATGTACACTATGGATCTGTTTCAACCTTCGGTGGATTTGGGTAGGCATTTGGTGTACCTTCGGTTCGATGCAGACTCACCTATTGAGGAACGCCCCTACAACACCTATTCAACCAACCCCAGCTCTGACGTAGTGTACGATGGATAAAGTTAAAATGTCGGTCATGCCCTACGCGGGCACACCAACCCCCACCTTTGAAGAAAGCAATCGCCACGAGTGGATTGATGCGGGGGAGGACAACATGTGGTTCCTCTATTTGGAAAGCCTCATGCTTGGAAGCGGAATGCACAACGCTATTGTCAAGGGTGTCGCGGACATGATTTTTGGACACGGCTTGGATGCCACCTACAAAGACCAACACATTGACCAATGGTTGAAGGTGAAGGTTTTGTTTGGTGACGAGACGTGTTTGAAGCGTAGTGCCTTTGACCTCAAGTTGTATGGTCAATGCTACCTCAATGTGATTTGGTCACAAGACCGCACAACCATTAGCGAGGTACACCATGTGCCATGCGCGAACATTCGATCTGGCAAGGTCAATGACGAGGACGAGGTGACGCACTTCTACTATTCAACCGATTGGGAGAACGTGTCACAACACCCTCCCCAAGTCATTCCCGCCTTCACGCCATCCGACCGCACGGCTGCAAGTCAGATTGTGCAAATCAAATTGTACAACCCGCAGTCCTTCTACTACGGATTGCCTGACTACATTGGTTCCTTGTCATGGATTGACGCGGATGCGAAGGTAGCTGACTTCCATTCCAGCTCACTTGAGAACGGCTTGTTTCCCTCTATGGTCATAAACTTCCGTTCGGGGGTGCCGTCGGATGAGGAACGCCAAAAGCTGGAGCGCCTTATCTACGACAAGTTTGGGAGCGCAAGCAACGCGGGTAAGTTTCTCATTACCTATTCAGACAGTGCAGACGAGGCACCGACCTTTGAAGCCTTCCAACCGAGTGACCCGCAAAAGACCTACGCTTTCTATTCAGAACAGATCGTGACGCAAGTGTTGTCGGGACACCGCGTGACCTCGCCCCTCTTGTTCGGTTTGCGTAGCGAAGGCGGGGGCTTTGGAAGCAACGCGGACGAGATGCGCGATGCCTACGAGTTGTTCCACAACTTGGTCATTCGCCCATTCCAAGAAACATTCATCCGTGGTCTACGCCCTATGTTGTCAGCGATGGGCATTACCCTTGACCTTCACTTCAAGAAGTTGCAACCCGCCTCCTTCTTGTATGTCGAGGAAATGAATTTGGAAGAAGCCGCAGTAGACAAGGATGCTTCGTACAATGGCGCACAAATCGCAAGCGCGGTGGAGGTGTTGGTCAAGGTACAAGAAGGCATCCTAACCGAAGAACAAGCCAAAGTCTTCTTGGTGCAGATGCTTCAATTCTCACCTCAAGTTGCCGAAGCATTGTTCACCGAGGGTGTCAGCGCCATTGGAATTGTAGAAGAAGAAGAAGCCCAAGAAGAAGTAGACACCACCGAAGAAGAAGCGGACATTCAATTGAGTCGCCAAGGTCGCATCACTACCGAGCAAGGCGAGGAATGGTTGACGCGGTTAGCGGACAAGAATGCCCCCGTCGACACCGACCGCTTTTTTTTTCTCAAAGAGGAAAGCGTGACGGACACAAAGGTTGACCACCGCTTGCACACCCGCAGAAACTTCGGGTTAGAAGACTACTCTAACATCGAGGAATTTAGCGAGTGGGGAGAGATTGTCAGTCCCAAAGGCTACTTGTTTGCGGTACGCTACGCCTACGAGAAGACAAGCAAGGACACGCCCGAAGGTGCAAGCCGTGACTTTTGTGTAGAGATGATGGAGTTGTCAGACGCGGGAGTTGAGTACCGATACGAGGACATCCAAGAAATGAGTGACGACGGAGTGAACGGGCAATTTGCACAAGCGGGTTCTTCAACCTACCCAATCTTCGAATGGGCTGGCGGTAAGAATTGCCAACATGGATGGAAGCGTCGCATCTACATCTACGACAAAGGAGAATACACTTTTGAGGATTTGGACGAAGCGTTGGCAGAGTGGAACGAACTTGTCGAAGGACGCTTCAATGATGTGATGAATGCGGTAGGCAATAACCCCTACGTTGTACAACAAGGTGAAGAAGCCGTAGCCCCACGAGACAAGCAATGATGACCGACCTATACCTACTGCAAGGCATGTCGTGGCGAGGGGTTGCCCGCAAGTTGGAGCGTACCACACAAGTTCCTATGTCGATCTGGCAAGTGGGTCGCGGGGCAAATAGTTGTGTCGCGGTACAATATGAAGGCAATAGGTGGGTTGAATCCGAGAAGGTCAAGGATGCGGTTAAGGCTTTAGCCCGTGACCACAACTTGGCTTTGAACATTAACATGGAACAATACCGATAATGGCAACGATTTACTTAAGCACCTCAAGGCTCAAGCGTGACACCCCTATTGGGTCGAGTGTTGACGACGACCTTTTGAAGCCTCAAATCTTGTTGGCTCAAGACCGACACATTTTGCCCGTGTTGGGTACCAAGCTGGACGACCACCTGAAGAAACTTATCATTGACAACAACATTGACTTGCCCGCGAACGCGGCTTACAAGACTTTGTTGGTTGACTACATCTTGCCCGCCCTTACACAATTTGCCTTCGTCGAGGTGGGGTATAGCCTTCGACTTCGGTTTGCCAACAACACTGTCTCTTTGCCCGACTCCGAGCAGGGAGGCAACGCAAGCATGGCAGACATTAAGTTGGTGCTCGACCGAGCGGAAGACATGGCTATGTTTTACCGAGAGCGTTTGATTGAGCGGTTGTGTCACAACCAAGAGTTGTACCCACAATACCAAGCCAACGTTGACGACGACCTACACCCAACCACACGCAACTACTTTCAGAATCTAAATGTCTACCCCAAGCGCCCCGAAAGCAACCAATGGAAAGCCTTTAAGCAAGCCATTAACTACCGCCCATAAAGTGCGGAAGTCACAACTTGCAAACGTCGAACGGCTAAACCAATACCTGGAAACATGGCAACAAAAAAAGTAACCGACCTAACGGAACTGACAACCATTGCGGACGACGACTTGGTAATGGTCGTGGATGTCTCCGACACTACGGGTGACGCAGACGGCACAAGCAAAAAGATAACCAAGTCTAACCTTGTGACGACCACGCCTTATTTGTGCATGATGCACGGGTCGTTCTTCGATAGTTCGATTCGTGACGTGTACTTGCCTTGGACGGGCGAAAGTGAGATGACAGTTGTTCAGCGTTGGAACAAACTACCGCAGGGGTACAACGGGTACTTGAAGCGAGTAGTCATCCGCAGGGAGTACACTACCCCCACGTCGGGCGATCTGGCGTTGACCCTCTACCGATACCCTCGCAATTCCAATACGCCTACAAGCCTTGAGCGCGTAGTTGTGACCCCAACATACGGAAGCATTGTGCAAGTGAACTTCGATTTTACGAGTGCCGCAGTTATCGCGCCAACGTATTCCTACGCCTTGTTCCTTGAGAACAACTTGGACTATGCCATGGGCAACACCTCCTTTACCGCAATCTTTGAACTGACGACATGAGTTTCACAAGCCAAATCCTAACGTCCTTAACCGAAGATGTCGAGCATGACATCAATGATGTCCAAAACATTGTGCCCGTACTCCAAGAAGTAGATACCATTTTGGCTGCGATGGAGGCACGGCTTACCGCACTTGAAGCAACCAAATGAAATGGTTAGTAGAACGAGACAAATTAAAGCACAAGGAACACACGCACCAAGCAGAACTATTTGACTTAATTGATAAGTTGCTTGACCGCATCCGAGAATTAGAAAACGAGTTATCCAAAAGCCATGACGGGAGAATTGATTAGTGTAGCGTTGTCCGCCCTGGCGGGCATCCTTGGCACATGGGTGAAGTTGAACACCGACCTTACCAAAATCAAAGCCCGTTTAGACCAGCTTGAAAAAAACGAAGACAAGGTAAGTGAAGCCTTGCGTGACCTCATGGATGGGGTGAACGAGATTAAGTTGTTGCTTGCCAAGAACCGAGTAGAGTGAGGGAACTTAAGCGAATCATTTTGCATTGCACCGCCACAATTGAGCGGGCGCATTTTGATGTCGCCACAATTAGAAAGTGGCACACCGACCCAGAACCCGAAGGGCGTGGGTGGTCGGACATAGGGTACCACTATTTGATCTGGCTGGACGGAACGATAGAGTTGGGTAGACCATTACACAAGGAGGGTGCCCACGTCCGTGGGCACAACAAAGATTCAGTAGGGGTCGCCTACGTTGGTGGTCTTGACAAAAATGGTAAGCCCAAGGACACCATGACTCCAGCTCAAGACATTGCTTTTATCAAACTTGTTCGTTCACTTCGCACTGTCTTTGGTAACTTGAGCATTTCGGGACACAATCAATATGCGCGTAAAGCATGCCCGTGTTTTGATGTCCCCGACAAATATGAATTTCTTAAATAAACACCTATGGATTTTCTCTTTGAACATTGGAGTGAGGTAGCGTTGGCTATCCTTACCGCACTTGGCACCATTACTGCCTTGACCGAAACCGACAAGGACGACACAGTTGTCAACGTCTTGACCCGAATTGTGCAAGCCATTGTATTTGGCAAGTCACGGGGCTTGGGTCGGAAGAAGAAGTAAGCTATATTGCAGGGTGAATCGCGCTCGCGGTTCCCCTCTCTCCTTT